TTAGTTTTTGAAAAAAATCATTGTTCATATGTAAAAATGGTCAGAATATTTATCAATTGGAAACTATGATAATATTATTCTCCAGCCAGCAACGATTGATCTATTGCCTCTTATTACCGAATTTAGATTACCCCTGTTAACTCCATACTGTTCGACCATTTCATTTCTAGTTGCTGATATTATTCGACCGTCATTATGTTTAAATATAAATTTTGTGATGTCTGTGCCACCATGCGAACGTTTTAATAAGGTGAGTCTCCAACCTCTATACGAGATTAATCGTCCAGAACGAAGACCTGATAATCCACTTCCTAGCAAGTTGTATTTTTGAATCATATCGGTATCCGTACAAAATTCTCTGGTACCATTTTCGTGAAAAAAATTATGATACATTAGAGACTTATTTAATACGTGATCTGGAGTAATACCGGCCAATTTTTTTCGAGTTTTTTCTCTGCCAAACGGCCCACAATCACCCCCGTCCAGACCGTTTTCAATTTTTAAGTTAGCCCATTTTTTAGATTGTACTATTTGATTTTCTTCAGAAAAATGTAATGCGACTTTTTGAATTTCATCCGCCACGTAATACCAATCACTAATCCAAAGAGTTTTTATATTTTCCTTTCCGTGTTGTTTGATATGTTTTTTCCATAACACTCCTGAACCATTATAGTTTTCTATATCTTGCTTGGTGCTTTTACAAAAATATAATTGGCCTGCCAATTCTTTTATGGCCAGTCTAGTTGGTTTGAATTGTTGTTTTAATTCATCGGCAATGATGATAGACGAATAAATACACATACTGATGCTCCTCACGGCGTTAGGGTAGTTGGGAATGGACGTTCCGCGAACTACGACTATTTATCAGATGGGATAAATACTTGTGAAATCTAAGGAATAATAAGTGACCGCTCAAACTAACGTGTATATTTATAATCAGCGACAGTTGGTGGTCCTATTAAATCCCGCTCTTCCAAACTTGAGATATGAAAAAGTGTATAGCAAAAATCTAACAGTCAGTCGTGGTGTTGATAATATATTGGAATTTACATTTATCAATCAAAATCAAAAACCAGTTAATATCACGGGTAAAGAAATTACTTGTAGAATAATAAATGCAGACGGCACAAAAATATTATTGCAAAAAACTCTAACTCCTCTATTACCGATAACAGGTATTACTAGTTTGCAAATTACCAGTCAAGAAATTGAGGGTATCGAAGAACAAATGTGTTATTACAGTTTGGAAATTCCAGTTGGATCTTTTGATTATCCCGTATTCGTGGATAGCCAAGGGGGCGCCAGAGGAGTAATCAATATCGTAAATAGTGTTCTTCCAAGTTTTGTAGAATCGATAAATGTAACCATTCCATCCCACCTTCAGCCAACTAAGATAAATGATAATCAAAATCCAGAGGTAGCGCCGCCTAACGATAATGGTTCAATAACCTATTATAGTAGTATTATTAATACAACGGACACGCCTCAACTTACATTGCAGATGTATTTCGATCAATTTACTGGTAATATATCCTTTGAAGGTAGCACACTAGCTGATTTTGCATTCTACTACCCTATTGATAATACCAAAAACTATGTAAATGAGACAGATACTAAGGGATTTACATTTGAAGGCTATCACCCGTATGTTCGTGTAAAAATTAAAAATTGGGGAACTCCTCCTCCAATAGAAAACAGTGATAGATTACAAGGCGACGTTACGAAAATTTTGGCAAGATAGTCTTCCAATACTGTTGATTTTATACACGATACTATGATACAATATTAGTCATGGCTAATATTATTATCGACACTACTCTAAAATACTGGCAACAGGGAAGACGTATTAAACGCGCTGGTAGCGGCTGGCTTAGCGGCAATGCAGTATGCTGTCATCATAATGGGCAAACTCAGGATCGTCGTGGACGAGGTGGAATAATCGTTGCTGATTCTAAAATAAATTACAGTTGTTTCAATTGTGGATTTAAAACTGGATACATTATTGGACAGACATTAACTCAGAAATATCGTCAGTTGTTAAAATGGCTAGATGTGGACACGGTTGAAATAAATCGATTGACATTGGAAGCAATTAGGATAAAAGATGAAGTTGGCGACACCGTCTCTAGAAATATTAAAACGCCGATTGCTTCCGATATTATGTTTAAACAATCTTCGATGCCGCCAGATAGTGTGCCAATCGACGCCGAAAATCCCAAACACAGTGCATATGTTGACTATTTACGTAATAGAGGACTAAGTCCAGGTAGTTACCGTTATTTTGTCACGCCGAATGACGAAGGTAGAAATAGTAATAGAATTATCATACCGTATTATTATCGCGGCATTCTTGTCGGCAATACAAGTAGATTTCTAGATGATCGAAAGCCTAAGTATGTTTCTGAGCAACAGCGTGGCTATGTGTTTAACATAGATAATCAGCAGCCGGATTGGACTAAATGTATTCTAGTAGAGGGTCAATTTGATGCCATTAGTATCGGCGGTTGTGCTTACATGGGACAGAATATTCTAGATGAACAGGCTCAAATATTATCCAAACTATATAGACAAATAATAGTAGTTCCAGACAGAGATGATACCGGTATGTCAGTGTGTGATCGTGCGCTAGACCTAGGATATCAAGTTAGTATACCTACATGGCATTCTGATATAAAAGATGTCAACGATGCAGTAAAAAGATATGGCAGACTAGCAACATTGCTAAGTATCATACAATCTGCTACCAGTAGTAAAATTAAAGTTGAAATGTTGAAACGGCGATACAAATGACAGAATATTCACGAGACATACAAGAGTTATTTTTACGAATGATGATGACTGATGCACAACTCTACACTAGAGTTAGTAACATCATGAATCCAGAAAATTTTGACCGTAATATTCGGCCGGCTGCTGAATTCTTAGTTGATTTTTGTAAAAAATACAATAGTATTCCAGATAGTGATAAGATTAGAGCTACTACCGGCATTGATTTAGAAATTGTAGATAGTTTGCGTGATAGTGACGTGGAATGGTTTTTGGATGAGTTTGAAAAATTTACTCGTAGACAGGAACTAGAACGGGCGATATTGAAATCAGCGGAGTTATTAGAAAAGGGCAACTTTGATCCTGTAGAAAAATTAATCAAAGATGCTGTTCAAATATCACTGACTAAGGACATGGGAACTGACTATTTTAGTGACCCTAGGGCAAGACTATTAGCGATAAAAAACAACAATGGTCAAATCAGTACTGGTTGGCCGACACTGGACAACAAACTTTACGGTGGATTTAATCGAGGCGAACTACAGATATTCGCTGGCGGTAGCGGTAGCGGTAAATCATTGTTTATGCAGAACTTAGCATCGAACTGGAGTAAGTCAGGATTCAATGGTGTTTATGTTACACTAGAACTTAGTGAAGAACTATGTGCGTGGCGTATCGACGGTATGATGACAGACACCGCTGCAAAGGACATATTTAAGAATCTAGATGATGTTGAAACAAAAATCAAGATGGTTTCTAAAAAGTCTGGAAAATTCTGGATTAAGTACATGCCTGCACAGAGCACAGTCAATGATATTCGTGCCTATATTAAAACACTACAGATAGAAACTGGAACTAAAATTGATTTCCTATGTATTGACTATCTAGATTTATTGATGCCTGTTAGTGCAAAAGTTAGTCCCAGTGACCTATTCATCAAAGACAAGTATGTTAGTGAAGAAATACGTAACTTAGCAAAAGAATTAAATGTATTGATGGTAACGGCATCACAGTTGAATCGTAGTGCCGTAGAAGAAGTAGAATTCGATCATAGTCATATTTCCGGTGGTATCAGTAAAATCAACACAGCAGATAACGTATTTGGTATTTTTACTAGTCGACACATGCGTGAAAAGGGTCAATATCAGATACAACTAATGAAAACTCGTAGTTCGAGTGGAGTGGGTCAAAAGATTGACTTATCGTTTGATGTCAATACTCTTAAGATATTCGATGAAGGCGAGGGCAGACCAGGTTACACGCCTACTGAAAACAGCGCCAGTAACTTGTTGAATAAAATAAAGACAACCAGTAACTTGTCACAGTCTTCTACTGATTCGACTAGTGGTAACACGTCCGGCGAAGTAAAGAAAATAAACGCAACGGTACAAAGTAGTAAACTACATTCAATATTGAAAAATTTAAATACAAAATAAATATCTATTATTCTGTTACAGAACAATGATAAATACAATATCATGAAGAAAAAAACACGTAGCCTGTTGGAAGAATTGGAATCGATTGGTAAACATCGAGATACTGCTCACATTATTGAAAGTAGAGCAAATAATATTATTACCAGTGCCATCCATCTATTAGAAGTTATCGATAGAAACTTCACAACAGAACAAGCCGCTATACTAGAAAAAAAGCTATTAATTGCTATTAAAAATCGTGATGGCGAAAAATTTACTCGTAGTTTAAAACGTTCCGGGAATCAAGAATGAAGTTAACTGATGTTGATACTAAAGTAACAGAGGATATCGGAGACTGGGTTCGAGGCGCAGTTGCCAAAACAGGAATACTAGGTCCAGATGAAAAATTAAGTGCACAACAGCAAGAAACTCAAAAAAGAATATATGACACTGGTTTGAAATTTTTTAAAAATGAATTAAGTAAATCAATAGAACGGGCCGTTGATAGTGGATTTATCAAAACTGAACCTGAAGTTGCCCAACAGACCACACAACAGACAGATAATACAGATTTAACTGTACAGGTTCAACCAGGTTATAGAATCGTTATTCCTAAATCAGGTGCCGTTCAGTATTACAAAACCGGAACAAAATGGTATTCTGCACAGAATCAACCGGTAATAAACCCAGAATCAATACAAAGTCTAGAAAATAAGGCAGATGGCGGTGATGCTAGAGAAGAGCGAATTCCACAAAATAATCAACCTAAGAAAACAACTCAGCGTGAATCTGTTGGTGGTAAATTCGAACTATTATCAGTGTTATTAGAAGAAAGAATACTAAATGAACAGTCGACTATCGGTGGATTCGTAAAGAACTTTGTTGATAGTCAAACTTCTGATTTTGTTGAAAATTCTGAATATGAAAATTTTATCTCACAGTTGGCAAAACGAGCTGAACAAGAATATGTAACGACGGGAAAAATCGGCGATAAGACTTACAAAGATATGTGGACAACAATATTCAACTGGAGTAAATTAGGTAATAAATCAAGGACTAGGTCTACGTCTACGTCATTCTCTGATACGGGAGGAGGGGACGTTAATCAGAATGGCATCGAAGATAAGGATGAACGTATTCGTTGGCACGACAAGATTACTAGAGACTTGATGAACATAGATCCAAACGATCCAAGAGATTTGAAAAAGATGACAGAATTAACCAGAAGTCTGGCACAATTCGTTAAAAATTCTTCTAAAAATAAATAATAATATCTTGTAAAAGTGAGTTTTTTTGAGTAAATGATAAATAGTAGTAAGAGGATAACACCTCATCAACTCAAGGAGATTTAAAATGGCACAATTTGCAAAAGTCAATGGTGACTTTAAACCAGTATTAAACGTAGACGCAGGTTCGTATGTTAACAGTGGCGCTAACGCCGTAACATCAAACGTATCAGTTCAGCCAGCAGGTCCAAAACTAGCTTTCGTGACGGTTGAAGGCGACGGTGCTTTAACAGGTGCACAGGTTGGCGGTATCATTCAAGCAACTCAACAGTTGGCAACAGTTCATATCTATGAATACAACTCAAACGCTGCTGGTTCTGGTAACTCAACAGTCGCTATCGCTTACTACCCAATCGACGCTTGGTCAGCAGCTAACCTAGAAGCTAACGTTAACGCAATTCTAACACAGATTGCTAATGCCGCTACTACTGTTACTGGCGTTACAGCAACAGCAACATTCACTGGTATTACATATCCAGCCTAATAAGATAAATATCTTATCTTGTTAAAAAGTCCTGAAATTTTCAGGACTTTTTTTTCGCTCTAAATAACAGTATGAAAATAGTTTGTTACACACTGTTTGATGTCACTAAAACCGGCATCAATTTTAGAAATAGATTCGATACTAAAACAGACCCGGCGCTTTTGAAACAAAGAAATCAACAATCTAATTTCGAAACGATTCTGCAAGTTGTCGGTATGCGTAGTCAACCAGAGAACATAAGTGATAGTGAAATTTTATCAGTCAAGATAGATGAATTATCAAAGTATAACTTTGGATATCTATACTCTAAAAAGTATTTAAAGAACGTCAAAACTGTCACACTTTGGAAGTTTACTTTCGAGGTGGATCGAGTGGCGGTATTCGACAACGGCATAACGGAACTTGGATACTTACTACAAGACTGTGACGGTGTTCCTATGATTACTAATTTGGAAGAGACTGTAAAATTATCTAATCATCTAAACATTCTGGATGAAAATAGAAACATAAATTTTATGACAACAATCGATGAAAAATAAACCAAAAAAGCATAGAAAACAAACGACAGAAGAGATGTATCAAACTCTTAATACTGTGATTAACAACACGTATGAGAAGTTGATAGAAAAAACACTGATAAAAGTTAACAATTTATATGTATTGAACAATCGTTATGCAATCGATAAGAAATCTAATCATACTTTGGTAACAAGACGCCGAGATATGTCGAATTTTAAGTTTTTTAATACTAAATTGGCTTTAACCTGGTCAGTATTAGATTACAATAAATTATTTTACGAGGCGGACAGACTACTAATTTTGGATTCATTAATTACCTCAGTGGATTTAGAACAACAAATTCATGAACGCCTACGTCATCGTGATGCCATAATCTATTCTAACAAGATACAACAAGACCGTGATAGATTGAAAAAATACAATCTAGAGATAAATAAATACATAAGACTTGCTAACAAACTGCAAAATAAGGAACTTCAAAAATGAAATTAATTGAATTGTCACCCAGTAAAAAGATATCGGCTCAGCGTGCACTACGTGAACATTACGAAGTCGCTGTTGACCTAGATAAATTAGACTCCAAAAAAACACGAACAATGTTAAATCGCGTTCGTGGATTGCTTAGTGAATCTAGAATTAAAGGTGGAAATCATAACATTCATAATGAACCATCTTTCAATAAATTATTGATGATGGAACAGATGTTAAGCACACATTATGAAGACTTACGTCAGATTTCTAAAATCGTAGTTGAAAACGAAGAAGTTCAAAAATCTCAAGTTATCTTAGGAGCTCAGGACTTAATCGATCAGATTCAAAAGATGATCGAACAAATTAGTAAGATGAACGCGGAGGAATTACCGGCGGTTGTAACTGGTATTACTAACGAAATTGGAACTACCGAAAGTGAACAATTTAGTAGTAGCACAGGCGAAGCACTGTCATCTCTGCAACAGGCATTGGCAACTGCTAAAACTAGCATGACTCAGGCACTAGGCGTCATTACCGGTGAAAGCGTAGACGAAATTCCAGAACCATTCGATGCCGATGATACTGGCATGGGCGATATGAGTGATATGGGCGATGAAGAAGTTGATGTTGATGCCGAAATAGGCGGAGACGAAGAACTTCCAGAACTACCAGATTTAGATGACGAAGAAGACTTCGGCGCAGCCGGTCGTGAACTACGCTAATAATATTAACTGGATATAGTTGTGAGAATACATGAGTTTACAGTATTAAATGTTAAGAAAATCGTTGAGGGTGTTACAAACGATGAATTGAACAATATGCAGATAAAAATGGTTGGCATAATCAATCAAATTTATGGACGTATGGTAGATACTGGAACTCATAAACCTTATTCTCTCAGCGCACTTCTTTCCGTTCTATCACAACAAGGAATTACACTTAGTCCATTTCAATTTCGTGACATGGTTACTGAGCCTCCATTAAGTAATTTAATAGCAAACGTCAAGGGCGACGATGTTATTTTCAAGGGCCAAGACGACATCGACGGAAACACCGATATTCAATCTCCTGACGAAACTACCGACACCCTTGATAAAATGTCAAAGCGCGCTGCTAAACGTAGAGATTAGTCTCTTATCCAAAACGCTTGACACTCAATCAATAATGATGTATAATACATCATGGCCTATATTAATAAATTCAATTATCAATCACTATCTAGACAAACTGTAGAAGGTCGTAGATTATATTCCACTCCCACTGGAACACGAGTTCCCAGCGTAACAACAATTCTCGATGTTACTAAACCTGAAAAAAATCGACAGGCACTAAATGAGTGGAGAAAACGTGTAGGAACAGAAAAGGCTCAACAAATAACTACTGAAGCAGCCAATCGCGGAACTAAAATGCACTCATATCTTGAGTGGTACATTCGTGATAACGAGTTAAAGCCGTCGCCGTCAAATCCATTTCATAGACCTAGTTGGCATATGGCACAAACAGTTATTCAGCAGGGTCTTGTCAATTGTCAAGAATATTGGGGAATTGAGGTACCTCTTTACTTTCCTGAAGTCTATGCTGGAACCACAGATTGTATTGGTATACACTCGTCGAATGAAAGTATTATTGACTTCAAGCAAACTAATAAACCTAAAAGACGTGAGTGGATCGATGATTATTTTATTCAACTATGTGCATATGCTGAAGCTCATAACGAGGTTCACGGAACTAAAATTCAACGTGGCGTAGTTATGATGTGTGTCAAACCAGTAGTTGATGAACAGTGTAACATTATCGAGCGACCCGAATATCAGGAGTTTATTCTAGAGGGCAGTGATTGGGAACACTATCGCAGTCAATGGTGGCATAGAGTAGAACAGTATTACAATAAAAATTAACTGTTTTACCGGTTATTAAAACGAGACATACAATGATAAATACAATATCAACTTTTATCATAAACTATGTCCATCGTACAAATATCAAAAATACAAGTAAGAAGTGGAAATTTAGAAGACCTGCCACAACTATCGGTTGGAGAGTTCGGCTGGGCGGTTGATGCAAGACGACTATTTATTGGAAATGATCCAAATACAATCGGTCCTATTCCAGATAACACTGAAATACTAACTAACTTAGGTGGCGGTGGTGGCGCAGGCAATGCCGCTGGCAATACAACTGAGATTCAATTCAACTTCGAAGGTAGTTTTGCTGCCAGTCCAAATCTTACGTGGAACGGCACCACTCTAGAAGTTATAGGTGACTTAGAGGTAACCGGTAATACTTTCCTAGACGGAAACGTCATCTACATTAATAAAGAAATAGTCAATATTATTGATCCTATTGTTCAAATTGGAGGCGGTCCCAACGGAGCTCCTCTTACATTCAATGATGGTAAAGATCGTGGATTGCTATTACACTATTATGTAACAGGACAGGGTCCAGAAAATGCATTCATGGGCTGGAACACAGCCAATAATGAATTTGCTTTTGGTAGTAATGTTGGCATTTTCAATGACGTTATTAATTTTTACGAATTTGGAAATGTAAAAGTAGGAAATTTATTAGGTAATGTCTACGGCGAGTTTGCTGAATTTACTTCAAACTTGACGGTCGGTACAGCCAACATACCTGGAACAATTACCGCAACAGGCGAAATTTCAGGAAAAGAAATTTTGGCAACTAATGGTATTATCTTTAACTCAAGAACAATAACAGGAAATTATGACATTCCTGTAGGATACAATGGCATGAGTGTTGGACCAATCGTTATGGAAAATACTGCTAATATCACACTAACAGATGGACGATGGATAATACTATGATAAAGGATTTATGGTCTAATAATATTGGGCTAAATACAACTAATGATGAACAAGGATCGCTATTATGACAATTCAGTTTGACGGCAACACTGGTATAGTTACTACTGGTAATGTAACCGCTAACAATTTTATCGGTAACTTCTCTGGGAATATTACAGTTCCGGGAACCAATACAGAAGTAATATTCAACGACAGCGGAATCGCTAATGGTTCGCTGGGTTTTACGTTTGATAAAACTTCTAACACGGTTACTATCGACGGTGAAATAGTTTCTACCGATGCAAATGTAACAGGAACACTGTTAGCTAACACATTAGTTACTGGAGAAACAACGGTTAACGGCAATGCTACTATTAACGGCAACTTGACAGTGTCCGGAAACGTATCATTTATCGATATTGAACGAATAGAAACTGAAGACCCTATGATTGTGGTTGGTGTTGGACCAAACGGCGCCCCACTTACCAGCAACGACGGTCGCGACCGCGGCGTTCAGATGGACTATTACAGTAACAGCGCATCTGCTCAGCAATCTGCGTTCGTTGGTTGGATTAACAGTAGCGGCAACATGGTTGCTGCCAGCAACGTATCGATCACCAACGATGTGGTAACAGTTAATCAACTGGGCACGATGGAAGTTGGCAATCTATTGGCAGCAGGAACAGTCACAGCTACATCCTTCAATTCATTAAGCCAGGTTAACGGCTTTAATATCTACGTTGATTGTACCAGAACAGATGTATATTTTGAAAATGGTTCCCCGGAACAGCCGTTCAAAACAATCGCGGCTGCGATCGCCGCGGCAGAAGCCGGAACACCTAGCGAACCATACTCATTCATATTAGCCGGCGGTACCTATCAAGAAACCATTGATTTGAACGATACTACATTAGAACAAGTAACATTCGCATCAAGCGGTCGGGCCATCATTAGTCCTACCACTGGAAATTCATTGCAATCGTTCGTGAACAACAGTTCATTGACTCAATTGAGTGTTTATGATATAGAATTCAGTTCACCGATTGTTGTTTCTGGTGACGGCACTGGTGGTCAGTTTAGCACCGTCGTTTGGCAGAACGTTACATTTATGAGTGATATTACATTTACTTCATTGAATCAATTAATTCTACTGATGGCTGCTTCAAGAGGCAATGCAACTATCAAGAACATTTCTTACTTTTATTTAGACGGCGCACAAACTACCTCGGGAACTTCGGTGGATTTAGAGGCTAATAACACGCTGCCCATACCTTCCAATGGACTTAGTCCAGCAAGAGTGATTGCTTATAATATTCAATCAACTGTAGATTTCGTTGTGGTAGGCGCGGTGACTCTTTTTGTACAAATCAGTAACTGTAGATTTGGTATCGTTGGCGGCGCCTATACGCTGCCAGCGGGCGCTGAACTTACTCTGAGATCAAGCACACTTTTTGGAACATGGACCAATAATGGAACCATAACTCTACGTAATTCTAGTAGTGATAATCCTATACTGGGTACTCCTCCTCGCTACATCGGCGAAATTGGTGGAGAAAATTTATTTATAGATGGCAACGTCACTGCAAACGCCAACGTCATTGGACTTAATGGCAACTTTACCGAGATAAATGTTACTGGTGATATTAACTCTGGTGGTAACATTAATCCTACTGCCAATAATACTTTTTCGTTGGGTAATGTAACTAATCAATGGAAAGATTTGTATGTAAGTGGAAATACAATATTCATGAGTAACGTTCCGCTTACTGTAAGTGGAAATACACTACAAATTAATGGTGCTAATGTATTGACAGACACTGGCGGCGGCGGAAATACTATTATCGCTGGCAACGTTACTATTGAGGGTGATACATTAAACTCTACAAGTAATACTTTTTTCTTATTAGATGATACAATCACTGAGATTAACTTTGGTGGAAATGCAACGACTATTAACATCGGCGCTAATACAGGAAATACAACAATCAATCATAACTTAATTGTTGATGGCAATACAACTCTTGTTGATTTAGAAGTTACCAACAATGTTGTTATTGATTCTAACTTGACCGTCAATGGAACAACTATTCTAAGTGAACTAGAAGTTACCGGAAACGCGAACATTATAGGAAATACAATAACAGGCGGCATCTTAACAGACAACTACTTCTATGCTAATGGCGCACCGGTTGACTTCGAACAACCAGCAGGCAGCAATACACAGATTCAGTTCAACGACGACGATGATTTTGGCGCCAGTTCTGGATTAACATTCAATAAAGATACAAATAATCTATCGGCAACAGGAAACGTTGTCGCTGGAAATATTTACTCTCAATACATTTATGGCACCTCCGCTGGTAGTAATTTAGTTATTACTGCTACTGGAACAAATAGTTCTATTACGGTAGTACCTACGGGTGTTGGTTCACTCGATGTGAGCTTTAAGCGTATTACTTCTCTGGCCACTCCGGTAGTAGATAGTGATGCTGCGACTAAGTTGTATGTGGATGAAGTAGCACAGGGATTAAAAGTAAAACAAAGCGTGTACGCTGGTACCACCTCGGCTCTTTCGCCCTACATCTACGATAACGGTACAGCCGGAGTAGGAGCAACTATTGTTGCTAATAATCCAGGAGCACTGGCTCTGGACGGAACAACTCCTCCCGTTGGCTCTAGAGTTCTAATCAAGAACGAAATAGGAGCAAACGCTCCATACAATGGTATCTACGAGGTTACCGTTGCCGGAGATGGTTCAACGGCATTTGAATTGACTCGTACACTGGACTTTGACGGTGATAATAGTACTGGCGGTGAAGTCGACGGTGCCTTTACATTTATTTCTAATGGCGCGACTCTAGCTGATACTGGCTGGGTATGTATTGCCAATGAACCAGTAACAATTGGAACAACTGATTTAGACTTTATTCAATTCAGTGGAGCTGGAACTTATCTAGCAGGCGCTGGACTAACACTAACTGGAGAAGTCTTTTCTGTTAATGTTGACAACGATACAACAGAAATAACACCACAAGGTAACGTAGTTGTCAAACCCGGTGCAAATTTTGTAACTCCTAATATCGGAAACGCTGTTGGTAATAGCCTAACATTAACAGGAAACTTGTCAGCTGCAAATATCTTTGTAGGTAATGTAGAAATCGGCAATCTGACTGTTGATGAGATTGATGCAAACACGGCAAATATCACTGGAAATCTAGTGGCTGGTAATGTAACAACAGCAGGCACTGCTAACATCGGCACACTAACAGTTACAGGCAATGCTAATATTACTGGCAACACCGCCGTTGGCGGCATCTTAACAGACAACTACTTCTACGCTAATGGCGCACCAGTTGACTTTGAACAACCAGCAGGAAGTAATACACAGATTCAGTTCAACGATAACGGTGACTTTGGTGCAAGTGCTAACTTTACATTCAACAACTCAACTAATCTTCTAACTGTTACTGGAAATATTAGCGGTAGCAATATCGCTACCGTTGGAACTGCTAACGTAGGCGCACTTATCGTAACAGGAAATGCCGCTGTTTCTGGAAACATAGGAGTTACCGGTAACGTCGTTGGTGGAAACGTTAACACAATAGGTACAGCAAACATCGGTACACTAGCAGTTACCGGAACTGCAGGTATAACTGGAAATCTAGTTGCCGGAAACGTTACTACCACTGGTACAGCAAATATCGGCACATTAGCAGTTACTGGTAATGCCAACGTTGTAGGAAACATATCTGCTGGTAATGTTAATACAGTAGGTACAGCAAACATCGGCACATTAGCAGTTACTGGTAATGCCAACGTTGTCGGAAATGCCGAAGTTGGTGGTATCTTAACAGACAACTATTACTATGCAAATGGACAACCGGTTGATTTTGAACAGCCAGCAGGCAGCAATACACAGATTCAGTTCAACGATAACGGTGACTTTGGTGCAAGTGCTAACTTTACATTCAACGAGTCAACCAACGTTCTAACAGTTGCCGGTAACATCTCTGGTGCAAATCTTGTAACTAGTGGGGTAGTTGCTGCTACTGGCAACATTACTGGCGGAAACTTAACAACCACGGGAACGGCTAATGTAGGAACTCTAGCAGTAACTGGCAACGCCGGTGTTGTTGGAAACGCTGTTATCGGCAACGTTAGAACACAGTACATCTATGGAACACCGGCTGGTAGTAACATTGTTATTACAACAACTGGAGTAGATAGTTCGATTACTGTAGTTCCTACCGGCGCCGGATCTCTAGATGTTAGCAACAAGCGTATCACATCTCTTGCCACGCCCACTACAGATAGTGACGCAGCAACCAAGTTGTATGTTGACGAAGTAGCACAGGGATTAAAAGTTAAGGACAGTGTTGTTGCTGCAAGCGCCGGTCCGTTATCATCATACACTTACAACAACGGCACAGCCGGTGTTGGTGCTACCATTACCGCAAACAGTCCTGGTGCACTAATATTAGATGGAGTAACAGTATCAAATGGTAACCGTGTTTTAATTAAAAATGAAACCGCAGGAAACGCGCCGTACAATGGTATCTACATAGTTACTGTTGCTGGTGATGGCTCAACGGCGTTTGTATTGACCCGTACAGCAGATTTTGATAACAGTCCTACTGGAGAGGTTGCCGGCGCTTTTGTATTCATACAACAAGGTTCAACTTTAGCAGACACTGGTTTTGTGTGTATCACGGATGAGCCGGTAGTTATGGGAACCACGCCGTTAACATTTGTACAGTTCAGTGGAGCTGGTACCTATCTAGCAGGCGACGGTCTAACACTAACTGGAGAAGTATTCTCGGTAAACGTTGACAATGATACTACGGAAATCACTCCACAAGGTAACGTTATCGTTAAACCTAGTGCTAACTTTGTAACACCTAATATCGGAAACGCCGTTGGTAATAGTTTAACACTAACAGGCAACTTAACGGCAGGAAACTTAGTTGTTGGTAACGTTGAAATCGGTAACTTGATTGTCGATGAAGTCGATGCTAATACAGCGAACATTACTGGTAACGCCGCCTTCGGTGGTGTGTTAACAGATAACTACTATTATGCTAATGGCGCACCGGTTGATTTCGAACAGCCAGCAGGCAGCAATACACAGATTCAATACAATAGCAATGGTGACTTTGGTGCAAGTTCTAACTTCACATTCAATGAATCGTCGAACGTATTGACCGTTACCGGTAACATTCAATCTAATGTTCTTGGCATTACAGGTAACATTACTAGCGGCAACATATCAACAGGAGCACTAACTTCTACCACGTCAATTAACGCTAATAGTGTAGTTATTAGCAATACAATGAGTGTAGGAGCTAACGCTCAGTTTAGCGCCAACGTTGCTATTACTAACAACTTGACGGTTGGCGGAAACATAACTGTAGATGGTAACATTAACTTAATCGGTAACATCAACGAGATTACTGGTAACACTGGTGTGTTCTACGGTGAAGCCGTAACAGGATTTGATGCACTCTATGCCGGTATTCAAACAGGATTCGCGGTATTGGATCAGACTGTTGTACAGAGTTCTGGCAACTTTAACGGATTCGTACAGATAAACTTCCAGAACATTAATACTGGAGAAAAAGCAAGTACTGACTTTGTATGTACGGCCGATATCGGTAACAACGAAGCCTATTATGTTAACATGGGTATTGCTAGTAGCACCTTTGACGGTAGTGAGCCAGTCAGTCTAGGTAATGTAGTGTTCCCTAACGATGGCTACCTTTACACACAAGACGGTAACATGGTATTGGGTACTCCAAGCACCGGAAAGGTCACTAAGATTGTCTCCGGTGGACAGGGTACAGATTTCCAGGTTGCTACATTCAATCCTGGTGGAACAGTATCTACAAGCACAACAACTGGAGCAATGATCATACTAGGTGGTGCCGGTATCGGTGGAAACTTGTATTCATCTAATGTTAACACTGGAAATATTACTGCTACCGCGGCTGCCATTTCCGGTAACATAACTGCTGGCAACGTTAATGGAGGTAACTTAGTTACTGCCAACTTCTTTACCGGCACTCTAACAACAGCAGCACAGCCCAATATCACTAGTGTCGGTACATTAACATTACTTGCTGTAACAGGAAACATTACTGGTGGAAATATCGGTACAGCCGGTGTTATTACCGCTACAGGTAACATTACTGGCGGTAACTTAAGTGGAACTAATGTCACTGGCACACTAACAACAGCAGCACAGCCTAACGTTACATCAGTTGGTACATTAACATCACTCGCTGTAACAGGAAACATTACTGGTGGTAACGTCACAGGTGGTAACTTAGTTACGGCCAACTTCTTTACCGGCACACTAACAACAGCAGCACAGCCTAACGTTACATCAGTTGGAACTTTAACTGGATTGGGAGTAACTGGGAATATTACTGCCGGCAACGTTAATGGTGGTAACTTAGTTAGTGCTAACTTCGTAACTGGTACACTAACAACAGCGGCACAGCCTAACGTTACTAGCGTTGGCACATTAACATCGCTTAATGTTACAGGAAACGTTACTGCTAATAATTTTGTTGGAAACGTTGTTGGAAATATTACTGGAAATATTACAGTTCCTGGCGCCAATACAAACGTAATATTTAACGATGACGGTCTTGCCAATGCCTCCACTGGGTTTACGTTCAATAAAACAACCAACTCGGTTGCTGTAACCGGAAACTTAAGTGCCGGAAATGTGGGAGGCGCCAACTTAGTTAGCGCTAACTTCTTTACTGGTACACTAACAACTGCGGCACAGCCTAACGTTACTTCGGTAGGTACACTGACAAGTTTAGATGTTACAGGTAACATAACTGGCGGAAACTTGAACACGGCAGGTCGAGTAGTTGCCTCTAGATTAGAAAGTAACGTTGCTACTGGAACTTCACCACTTATTGTGGCAAGCACTACATTAGTTGCTAATCTAAACGCTGACTTATTAGACGGATACAATAGTAGTATCACGGCAGTAGCCAACACGGTAGTTGTTCGTGATGCTAACGCCAACGTAGCCGCTAACGTATTCACGGGCAACTCAATTGATGTCACTGGCAACGCAATCATAGGTGGTAACTTGGTCGTTAGTGGAAATATTATCTACACTAACATTACTGATCTAAACATCAGTGACCCAGTTATTGGTTTAGGTCGTGGACCAAATAACACACCACTAACAACCAACGATGGAAAAGATCGTGGTACTGAAATGTGGTACTACACTACCAGCGAGAAATCTGCCTTCTTTGGATATGACAACACTACTGGTAAGTTATTCGCCGCCACTGATATCACTAATACTGCAGACGTAATAACAGTAAACTCTTACGGCAATCTAGTAGTCGGTGGATTAGAAGCCGACACGATAAGTGCTACTAGTGCATCATTAACATCACTGGGGGTAACAGGCAACATTACAAGTGGCAACGTGTCAGGTACTACAGGCGCATTTACTAATGTGTCGGGTAATGGCTCAGCACTGACTGCGCTTAACGCCTCAAACATTACAACTGGAACACTAGATCAATCACGACTTGCTAATGCAGCAACGACACTTGGTAGTACGGCACTAACATTAGGCAGTACCGTCACAACAGTAGCAGGGCTTACTAGCGTAACAAGTACGACATTTGTTGGAGCACTAACAGGAGCGGCTACATCAGCCACTACTGCCGGTACAGTTACAACTGCAGCGCAGCCTAACATCACTTCAACAGGTACATTGACATCACTAGCAGTAACAGGTAACATTACAAGTGGTAACGTGTCAGGTACTACAGGCGCATTTACTAATGTGTCAGGTAATGGCTCAGCACTGACAGCACTAAATGCTTCTAATATCTCTACTGGTACCTTATCTCAAGCAAGATTGGCCAATGTATCAACAACACTGGGCAGTACAACATTGACATTAGGTGAAACAGTTACAACAGTGGCTGGTTTGACAAGTGTAACAAGTACGACATTTGTTGGAGCACTAACAGGAGCGGCTACATCAGCCACAACAGCAGGCACTGTTACAACCGCAGCACAACCTAATATTACTTCAACAGGTACATTGACATCACTAGCAGTAACAGGTAACATTACAAGTGGTAACGTGTCAGGTACTACAGGTGCATTTACTAACGTGGGTGGCACATTAACTACAGCAGCGCAGCCTAACATCACTTCAACAGGTACATTGACAAGTTTGGCAGTAACAGGCAACATCACGTCAGGTAACGTGTCAGGTACTACAGGCGCATTTACTAATGTGTCGGGTAATGGCTCAGCACTAACTGCACTAAATGCTTCTAATATCTCTACTGGTACCTTATCTCAGGCAAGATTGGCTAACGCTAGTTTAACTGTTAATGGAACAAGTATCACTCTAGGCGGTAGTGGAACGGTAACAGCAAATGCTCAAACCTTAACTGGTACTTCATTGAACGCTACAGTTACTGGCTCAAGTTTAACGTCAGTTGGAACACTAGGTTCATTGGCAGTAACTGGAACAGCAACAATTGGAACGGTTCAGACCGCTACATTGACTACTGGCGCCAGTGGCACAGCAGGGTCTATTACTGGTAACTGGACATTAACGGCCGGCTCACGCTTAGAAGCAACATACGCTGACTTGGCAGAACGTTATCGTAGTGACCATCCATATCAGCCTGGAACTATCTTGATGATAGGTGGTTCAACTGAGGTCACAATAGCTGATGTGTCCGGTAAATATCGCCTGGCTGGTATCGTATCAACAGCACCAGCATATGTTCTTAATAGCACCATTGATAAAAGCGTTATTGTTGCCTTGACTGGACGTGTTCCATGTCGAGTAGTAGGCAAGATAGCCAAGGGTGACTTGATTACTATCAGCGATATTCCAGGAGTAGGAACTAGTATTGTCCCACCAGCATCAGGAGTGATAGTTGGTAGAGCGCTAGAATCATACGACAGTGACGAAGTTGGAGTTATCGAAGTCAAGGTTGATCAGTGCTAATACAGTAATAACTGTAGATAACAACGGGGTCCTAGGACCCCGTTGTCGTATTAGCACTAGTGAATAGTGTTGTATTATGATAAATACAATATCAATCGAGAGATAACAATGAGTTTACCACCAGTACCATCTGGATACGATAGTTGGAATCAGTTTATTGCCGTAGAAGGCGCCGTTATTGCTGCTCAGCAAGGATTGACTGCACAGGAAGGCAAAGGTAGTGCTAAATTATTGTATGCTGCAATGCCACCTAGACAGGATCCAACCAGTCCAAGTTTTATGCCCTACAACGTTTTTACTACCTGGGCGGATAGAACCGTGGCTCCAACGATAGCTCGTCCATGGAGATTAGGCAATCCACCGGATCCAGGTTCAATAATCACAACACAGAGTGGCGACGCATTGATAACGAATCAGTCAGGCGACTTCATAGTAACAACATAACAGGAACACGACAGTATCATGGCAAATGTAACCATAACCCAACTACCATCACTAACAGTAATGACCGATTCAGCGGTCATGCCAGTTGTTGCGAGCAACGTAACAAGTCAAATAACTGGTACAGACTTAAGAACATATTTTACTGGAGGTAGTGCAGTAGGACAGTTAGCAAATGGTACAAGTAACATTCGCATTTTTCAAAGTAGTAATGTCACTGTTAGCATTGCCGCCACACCAAACGTTGCTACATTTACTGCTACCAGTTTTAGAACAGGTAACGTAATATTAACTTGTGAGATACAGGCACCTCGGGCAACAATAGGTAATATTAGTTACACCAGAATAATAGGCAACACGGTAAAAATAGGAGATGGATCCGGAGGAACAACTCAGGCAGCAAACTCGATAGCTATTGGAGTTAATGCCGCAACATCACAACAGGGATTTCAATCAATAGCCATAGGAGTAGGAGCCGGTAACAGTTCACAGTGTTCAGACTCTGTGGCAATAGGAACTCAATCTGGCGCTACTTCACAAACTACCGGCGCGGTTGCGATAGGTATTTGTAGTGGATTTACAGGACAGGGCGCGTGCTCGGTAGGCGTGGGAGCATTTTCTGCTCAGACAAATCAAGGAATGGCGGCAGTAGCAATTGGTATTGGAGCAGGCTGCGGAACACAGGCAACACAGGCTGTTGCTGTTGGACGAGTAGCCGGTGGAAATAGTCAGTCATGTAATGCTGTTGCTGTTGGAGCATTTGCTGGTAGATGTAATCAGGGAACCTCGGCGATTGCGCTAGGAGCATGTGCTGGAATAGCAAATCAGGCAAACAACAGTATCGTCATCAATGCCACTGGCAGTAACTTGAATAATACGGTGGCAAACAGTCTAGTAGTTGATCCTATCAGAAATGACGCTAATAATACCAGTAACGCACTCTACTACAATACAACAACTAAAGAAGTTACCTGGGGCCCAGGCGGCGTAGGAGGTTATGCTAATGCTAATGTAGCAGCATATCTAAATGCTGGGTTAGATGGCAATATTATGCCCAATGCCAACGCTACGTATTCACTCGGTAACTCAACAAATCAGTGGAAGGAATTATGGGTCAGTGGTTCAACCATCTACTTAGGTGGATTGCCACTAAGCTCAGCCAATGGTCAATTGTTAGTCAGTGGTGATCCAATCATTACTGCTAATAGTAATGTAATTATTAATACTACCGCCGATATTGAAACTAGCGAAGATGTCATCGCTAACAATGTTACGGCTAACACACAAATTGCTTCTCCGGTAGGATTTATCGATACCGTCACTGCCAATACACATGTCTACAGTAATAACATCACTGGCATCAATTCAGGAGTAACTGTTAGTGCAGCAGGAACGAATAATAACATCGTTCTGGTTCCAACCGGTAACGGAACAGTCAGTGTTAGTAATGCTAGAATTACAGGGTTAGGATCTCCAGAGAATTCTACGGATGCTACAACTAAGGCTTATGTTGACAGTATCGCCGAAGGATTAAGTATTAAAGAAAGTGCGGCAGCAGCGACTACTACGGATCTTGATACCGCTAGTGGCGGCACAGTTACATATGACAACGGTACTGCTGGATTAGGGGCAACACTAACTACTACAGGAACATATGGCGACATCGACGGCTACACACTACAGTTGGGTGATAGACTATTAGTCAAGAACGAAACCGACACCGCATGGAACGGTATCTATGAACTTACTAGTTCTACCGTTTTAACTAGAACAACCGACTTCGATCAAAATACTCAAATCACCGCCGGTTCATTCATATTTGTATCCAATGGCTCAATAAACGCCGACACTGGTTGGGTACAAACTGCTACTGTAACTACAGTTGGAACAAGTCCTATAACATTTACTCAGTTTAGTGGCTCAGGAACATACACCGCTGGAACTGGACTGACTCTTACCGGAACACAGTTCTCGGTTAATGCTCTACAAACACAAGTAACACAGGTTGGAATATTGTCTAACCTACAGGTCAATACAACAGTAACAGCCAGTAGATTCATCAGTAATGTTGCTACTGGAACAGCGCCGCTACAAGTAGCTAGTACGACACTAGTTACCAATTTGAACGCTAATCTATTACAGGGCAGAACTATTAGTGCCTCAAGAACACCGAACGCTATTGTAAATCGTGATAGCTCAGGTGCCTTCGCCGCCTGTAGTATCGCCGCTAACTGTATTACGGCAAATGATAGTTTGATTAGTCAGGGCAATGCCGCTATTACAGGCAACTTATCTGCTAACAACATAGCATATGGCGGTCGTATTACAGGCACCCAAGTCAGAATCGGCGACAACGCCGGACTAACACTACAGGGCACAAACAGTATCGCTATCGGCGCTGGATCTGGAACAACAAGTCAGGCCAACAACAGTATCGTCATCAACGCTACCGGTAGTAATTTAGAGAATACCACCGCTAACTCATTCGTAGTCAAACCTATTCGTAATGATGCCAATGCAACTTCTATTGCACTTTACTACGACGATTCTACTGGTGAAATCACATATGCCAACAGTGGCGGTGGTTCAGCAAATGTAGTTAGTATTCCACCAATTTACTTTACTGCCCCTGTCAATGGAAACAATCAACAGTTTAGTAACTCATTTTTAGAAAGTTACACATCAAATACTGATATCACCCTATTCTACAATGGCGCCCTCTTAGAAAATACTCTCTACACACTCTCCGGCGACACGTTAACAGTTAATACCTATTTAATTACGGGTGATAATGTTGACATTGTTCGTCAGTTTGCAGGAAACGTTAACAATGTTACCAGTACATACGGAAATACAGAAGTATTGGCGTATCTAGAGGCCGGAGTGGCAGGTAATATTATACCAGCAACCAATGAACTCTATGACTTGGGTAACGCTACTAATCGTTGGAACGATCTGTATCTAGCTGGTAACTCGATATTTTTAGGCTCGGTAGAAATATCAGCAGACGGAAACGCTCTATTAATAGGAGGAAATCGTGCGATTTCCGAGGGCGTAGACGGTAACATCGAAACAATTGGTAGCATTAATGCTAACGGAAATATCACCAGTAACGCTACAATAACAGGTGATAATATTGTTGCCAATCTATTTACCGGAGACGGTAGTGGACTGAGTAATCTAGCAATTTCAGAACAATCCAGTGTTGGAAATGGCACAAGTTCACTTGATTTTCTGACCGCAGATGGAAATGCCACAATTACTATTGGCGCAATCAGCAACATTGTCACGGTATCTATTGACGGTTTAACCACAACAACAGTTGCGGCCAATACTGCTAACATTGCAAATGTAAACACAGACATATTAAACGCCAACTCTGTTACGGTTACGGGAAACATCACGGCAGAGAATTCGGACTTGGGTAATGCCGCGACTGCTAACTTCTTCGTTGGGGATGGTTCGCTACTAACAGGTTTACCAGGAACGAGTATCATCTCTAACGCCAATAGTTCGGTCAGTATTTCTACTGCCGATGGCCCAGTTGTCATGAACGTGGGTAACATTCCAAGTGTTCTGACTGCTAGTGAAACTGGAATCGCGGTAGTAGGCAATGTTACATACACTGGCATAATATCTGTTGCTAATGTTCGTATTGGTAACGGCAGCGGCGCGGCAGGACAGTCACTAAACGGTATCGCTATAGGTGTTGGGTCGGCCGCTAACGTACAGGGTCAATCAGCAGTTGCAATAGGAACTGGAGCCGGCGCTAACGCACAGGGTTCTAATAGTGTTGCCATCGGTACCAGTAGTGGTAATAATCAAGCAATTAACGGCGTGGCAATAGGCTACAATTCAGGCGGCGAAGCACAAGGTTTAAATAGTGTTGCTATCGGTGCTGACAGTGGACTGGTCAGTCAAGGTGGTAACTCAGTGGCTATCGGTTATGCTGCTGGTGCAAACGCACAGGCTGTAAATAGTATTGTTATCAACGCTACTGGAGCCAACCTAGACAATCAAACTGCAAATAGTTTAGTTGTCAAGCCAGTCAGAAATGCGATCGCTGGCAATATCGTACAATACGACTCGACGACTGGAGAAATGACCTACAGTAGTGCCATAACTACAACCGGAAACATTACAACTAACCGACTACGAATCAGTACTACCGGCAGCGCAGCAACAGTTGTTATTGATGCTGACAACAAGACTATCGGCAACGTCAACGCTCTTAGAATTGCTGACCCTGGCGTAGATGAGGGTATTATCTGGGATAACGGCAGTGGCTGGCAAATCAGTGAATCACCAAATGACTTAACTAATGCCGCTGGTAATCTGCAGATTGTTCTAGGCGGGACCGTCCGAGTGGCATCATTCCAGGTAGATGGAGTAGCCAATATTCCTGGCGGTGTTGCAACTGGCAACTTATCCGCCAATGGCTCGGTGTCGTTTGCCAATGTCGGAGTAAACGATACTGTAACTGCTAATACATTGTCAGTTGGTAACGTTACGATTACTGGAAATATTACTGCTCCAGTATTTACAAGTAATGTATTAACCGGAACATCTCCGCTGCTAGTAACAAGCACCACGTTAGTTGCTAACCTAAACGCTGACAGGCTACAGGGTAGAACTCCAACTAGTTCTAGAACGGTTAACTCAATCGTAAATCGCGACACCAATGGTAACTTTTCGGCAGTTGGAATTACGGCTGAAAGATTTACCTCGGAAACCAGGTTCAACAATCAGGGCATTGAAGTTATTGTTCCTAACTACATTGATGTTGCTGGCCCCGGCACTTATCAATTAAGCAATACTACCAGCACTAATATTCTATTAAATAGTGATGCAGGAACACCACTGCTAACAATTGATATGCCCATCTCACCAGTAGACGGACAATTAACCCAGTTTAACGTTGTCGGTAATATTGCTAATTTGGCAGTTGGTAACGGAACAGTGATACCAAGTTTCGCTGGAGTTTCTACGATAGATTTTCTTGGATTAGAATATGTTTATCGTAACTCCGATTCTACCTGGTATCGTGTAAAATAAAACTCATAGTCATGAACTTGTGATAAGTAAGTGACTATGAATTCGTTTCAAACTAGTTACAATCAAAGACTCACCGAGTGGAGACAATTAAGAGAACTTAGTTCTACTATTCCACTTTCAGAAGCCTGTGTCGAAATAGATAGTTGGTGGCAACAGGCGCCGTTTATCAATCATCATTTACACTGGCTAGACCAGGAAAATTGGCCCGATCCATGGACAATGTTATCCGAAAATACATATTGTAGCTTGACACGGGCACTAGGAATGTGTTACACTCTATTACTTAGTAGAAGTGATATTAATGATAGAATAGAATTGGCACATGCTAAAGATTGTCAGTCAGAAGAACACTACTTAGTAGTAGTTGATGACGCAAAATATGTGCTTAATTTCTGGCCCAACAGTGTACTAAGTACTACTCTCAAAGATTTCACCATACTCAGTTCCAAGCAATTGGAATCTATCAAAAATAAAATAAAGTAGAACTATGACCATACATGTAATTAAGCGCGATGGCCGAAAGGTCCCACTAGACATTTCTAAAATTCAACGCCAAGTAAAACACTGTTGTCAGGGAATAGATACGGTTAGTCCCAGCATGGTAGAACTCAAATCACAAATTCAATTTCGTGATGACATGACCACTGAAACTATCGATCAGCTATTACTACAAGCAATGGTGGAATTAATTGACGAAACAGAAAATCCCGAAATAAATTCAGTAAATTATCAATATGTAGCAGGTAGACAACGAGTTAGTATGTTAAGAAAGGAGGTTTATGGAAATTATGTTCCTCCTAAACTCTACGATATTGTTAAAAGTAATGTTGAATCCGGTATGTACACCCCAGAGTTACTCGCTTGGTACACTCCTGAAGAATGGGATATTATTGAATTATTCATAGATCACGACAAAGATGAAAATTACACATATGCAGCCATTGCACAATTATGCGAAAAATATCTAGTACAGAATCGTAGTACAGGAAAAATTTACGAAACACCACAGGTTAGATATGCGATTGCTGCAGCCACGGCCTTTCATAATGAAGACCCTAAGATCAGACTTAAGTGGGTCAAAGAATATTATGAATGTGCCAGTGACGGGCATTTTACTCTAGCAACCCCAGTTCTGGCAGGATTAGGAACTACTACAAAACAATTTAGTAGTTGCGTATTAATTAGTTCAGATGATACGCTAGACAGTATTTTTGCAGCAGGCGAAATGATGGCCAAGTATGCTAGCAAACGAGCGGGAATTGGACTAGAAATCGGTCGTATCAGACCAGTCGGCGCCCCTATTCGAAATGGAGAAATAAAGCACACTGGACTGATACCATTTCTAAAAAAATGGTTCGGTGATTTACGCAGTTGTAGTCAGGGTGGTATTAGAAATGCCAGTTGCACAGTAACTCTACCAATATGGCATTATCAATTCGATGATTTTATTGTTCTCAAGAATAATCAAGGAACAGAAGAAAATCGAGTGCGTCAAATGGATTACAGTATTGTAATCAGTAAGATGTTCTGGCGTAGATACAAAGACGGCGGAAACATCACTTTTTTTGACCCCCACGATGTTCCCGACTTATACGAGTCTTTTTACAGAAATAGCGAACAGTTTGAACAACTTTACACGAAGTACGAGCAAGATTCTAAAATCAAGAAAAAAGTGCTTAGTGCAGAGGAAGTATTCAAGAACGGCATTTTAAAAGAAAGAACTGATACTGGTAGAATTTACCTAGTAAATATTGATAATGTTATTGATCAGGGTCCATTTGACTGTTCGACTGACCCAATTTATCAAAGTAATTTATGTCAGGAAATATTACTACCAACCAGGCCCTTTCAGAGATTAGAAGACGAGTCCGGAAGAATAGCACTTTGCACTCTTGGAAGTATTAACTGGGGAGCATTTCGTAACCCATCAGAGATGAGAAAAGCATGCCGAGTATTGGTACGTAGTCTAAGTAATTTATTATCATATCAGGATTTTCTATCTGTTCAGAGTCGCTTGGCAAATCAAGAATTTGAGCCGTTGGGTGTGGGTATTACTAATCTTGCATACTGGCACGCTCGCAAAAATCTACGATACGGTGATACTGAGAGTTTAGCCGAAGTCAAACGTTGGATGGAACATCAGGCATATTATTTAACGGAAATGAGCGTAGAGTTGGCAGAAGAGCGAGGCGCTTGTGAACGTAGTGAATACACTTGGTATGGTCGAGGTGTATTTCCCTGGGAGCGCCGAGCCAGTGGAGTTAATGACCTAACTGACTTTACACCCAGTATTGATTGGGAGCCACTAAGACAGAGAATGACACAGTATGGAATTAGAAATGCCACACTCATGGCAATTGCTCCAGTTGAATCAAGCTCAGTTGTACTCAATAGTACTAATGGTATCGAAATGCCAATGGAACTTATTAGTATTAAAGAAAGTAAAGCCGGAAGTTTTGTTCAGGTTGTTCCTGAGTATCGCCGATTAAAAAATCGTTATCAACTAATGTGGAAACAAACCGACTGTGTGGATTATTTGAAAACCGCTGCAGTGCTGGCAGCCTATATTGACCAAAGTATTAGCACTAATACATTTTACAATCCGGCAAATTATGAGGGCGGCAAAATTCCAGCTACCACAATCGTTAAGAATCTAATGTTGTACAATTACTGGGGAGGTAAAACAGTATATTATTCACTTATTAACAAAGTTGGAGCTAAAGCAACACTTACACAGGAAGAAAACATTATTCCATTTACTCTACCTATAGAGTATGAAGATGATGCTGATTGTGAATCCTGTAAACTATAGAATCTACATATGAAAATTAATGAAATAGAGTATAGTTCTGGAATTCAATCATTGATGAAACATCTAGACCCAAAAAAATCAAAATTAATCGGTCACGTAGACACTCACGAAGTATATGAATTTGATCTCGGAAATGGCACTTGTTTTTTTCTCTACAATCAAAATAACGATACTGTTTTAAGTTATGTAGCAATTGACAATGAGATTACAAACGGACATCGACATCTACGCCAGTTAGAAAGTGCTGTATCTAAAAAAGGATATATATCTACACTGTTGTATTTTTTGACAAGAAAACAAAATTTAAAATTCATCGTATCAAACAATGAACCACTAACTCAGAAAGGATTAAATTGGATAATATCAAGTATATTAAGTAACAGAAAATTATTTACAATGCGCGACCAGCACAACAATACTATTGATGTTAAACGTTTGTATGATGAATGGGAAAATAGTAGAAATAGTGAAGCAGAAGGCGAAATTTCAATATTTATAGAATCATCTGATAACAAATCATATAATAAAATATTCGAAGAATCGTCTGGATTATTACAAAATATGTACAGAATTATAAATGATAACGAAATGGAATAAAATATTATGTCACGAGAACAATACAATCTATCAAAATCAACCAACTATCTACAACGTAAAATGTTTTTGGACCCAGAAGGTCCAGTTACTATTCAACGATTTGAAGAGGTCAAGTATCCAAAATTACAAAAGTATGAAGAATTGGCTAGAGGATTTTTCTGGGTTCCAGAAGAAATTTCTCTTACTAAAGATAAAATGGATCACAAGGATGCTAGTGAAGCCATCAAGCATATCTTTACCAGTAATTTATTGAGACAAACTGCCCTAGACAGTATTCAAGGTCGAGCGCCTAGTCAAGTATTTGGCCCAGTAAGCAGTATTCCTGAATTAGAGGCGCTGGCTATTACCTGGGGATTTTTTGAAACAAGTATCCATAGTAAATCATACAGTCACATTATTCGAAATGTTTACGGTGTTCCAAAAGAAGTATTCAATAAAATACATGATACCGAGGAAATAATTAATATGGCAGCCAATGTTGGTCGCTATTATGAAGAACTACATCAACTAAATTGTCGTAAAGAGCTGGGCGAAACAATAGACTTACATCTACACAAACGTGCTATCTGGATGGCGTTACATGCCAGTTACGCACTGGAGGCACTAAGATTTATGGTTAGTTTTGCTACAAGTTTAGCAATGGTAGAAAATAAAATCTACATTGGAAACGGCAATATTATCAGTCTTATTCTACAAGACGAATTGTTGCATACAGAATGGACCGCCTGGATAATTAATCAAGTAACTAAAGATGATCCAGATTTTGTAAAAATTCAACTTGAATGTGTCGAAGAAGTATACGAATTATATCGGGCTGTTATCGAAGAGGAAAAATCGTGGGCAGATTATTTGTTCATCAAGGGTGTAGTAATAGGACTAAACGCCGACATATTAAAGGATTTTGTAGACTGGACTGCTTATTCTAGATTAAAAGACATTGGTATCAAGTATCGTGGAGATTATCCAAAAAGTAATCCTATTCCTTGGTTCATGAAACACGTTAACATAAATAAAAAACAGTCGGCGTTACAGGAAACAGAATCAACGAATTATGTTATTGGTGTGATGTCCGAAACAGTTGACAAACATGAACTACCCAGTCTATAATACATACTAGGAGTAAAAATGATTACAGTATATAGTAAAGATAGTTGTCCATTCTGTGACAGGGCCAAGAAGTTATTGGAATCTCGTGGAGTGGAATATCGGGAAATCAACGTATCACAGGATTCAGAAGCACGTGAGTTTTTAATTGAACAGGGTTTGCGTAGTGTTCCACAGATTTATCGTGGCACAATCCTAATTCAAGGCGGATATCAGGGTCTTGCTGGTCTAAGTGAAGAAGAATTTAATCGACAAGTCAAAGGATAAAAAATGAGTTTAGAAACAGGTGAAATTTTTACATTAAAATTAATGTCAGGCGAAGAACTGATTGGTAGAATTGTTAGTCAGACAGATTCAACTATCGAAATAACAGAACCGGTTAGTGTTGCTCCGGGACCACAGGGCATGGCATTAGTTCCTAGTTTATTTACTAGCGAACGAGGAAAAAATGTAGTGGTTAATCGAGGTGCCATAACAATGTATTGTTCAACCGACGATAGTATTCAAGCTAAATACATTGAAGCTACTACTGGGATTACTACTCCTAGTAAAAAAATAATTATGGGATAACACGATGCCGGCACTGAGTAGAAAGGGCGATAAAAATAACGCGGGTGGTAAAATAGTTAACGGAGCACAAAATGTATTCTGTAATGGAATTCCAGTTGGATTGCATGTCAGCAGAATTACTCCGCATGGCCCAAAGCCAAAAAAACGTCCACACTGTTGTGCCGTAACTACCAGTGCCAGTTCAAATGTGTTTTGTGAAGGCAAGCCAGTTCTACGAGTGACCAGTGGCAATAACTGTGGTCATAAAATAGTACAGGGTAGCAACAATGTCAATGTATCATGAGCCTGACAGGAAAACTTACACCATTAAATTTAAATGCGCTAAGTGAGTTAGCGTTTCGGCGTGGATTAACAATTAATCCCGGCGCACTGGCACGTCAGGGAACATGGACTGGAATAAATCCAGAGCAATATGTTCAGGGTTCAGTGACCGGTAGTACTGTGTTGAGAAATCTGACCAGTAGCCTTCCACTATTTTATCGTCATGCTCAAAGTGGTAGAATAACAGTAGATACATGGCGTAGATTAATATCTCTAGGACAGAATACGTGTCCTGGATTAGGAAATAGTCGTCCAGATAGTTTTGCTCCTAGTTATCCAGGATATGGTAGTTGGAGCGGCGCAACCTTATTAAGTGAAAGTTACCCACCCAGAGATTATCCAATAACATCTGAGTATAGTTATGTTCAACAACAATACGGTAACTATTCATGGATTATGGGTTGGCCAGGGAAAAGCGGCTGGCAACGAGAATTCGATACCTATAGAGCAGCATATCCTCCACTAAACAATTCATCATTAATAGATTTCGATGAGTATTTTAGTCAGGGATTTATTGCCACTCCGGCAAGACAGGCCTACTACGAAATGTATAGTGGAAGATTTGATCAATATAATAATATCGTAAATTCGTTTTCTATCTGTGATGCATGGAGACAACAGCAAGATCAAGAAATTGCCAGTCTAACTAATTCCAGAAATTTCATGACCGCTACCTACAGTAACATCAATGATCTTACTACTAACGACATTTCTGGAGTTAACTTAGCGTTCGGAATCTGGGGTCAAGATTTATTAAACAGCGGTAAAGCCATTGATTTATCAAACATACATAGGTTTGGAACCCCCAGTGTACTATTACAAACCCTGCAAACTTATAATGCCATTACGCCAGCAGTTAAATTAGCTCTATATTACAGCGATCTGTCATCTGAGCAATTAGATAACATATTTAATCCAGATTATATTCCTACTCCAACTGAGGAAAGAAAGATATATGATGCCTTTAAATTAATAAAGGGGGATGATCTCTATAGTTTGGAAAATGGTATTACTATTCAATTAAATTGTACAATACCTAATTTAGAAAGTTTGGCTGATTTACTTGACCCTAAGAAATTATTCCCTAACAGTTATCGTAGTTTAACTGTTCCAGAATACCGAGCTGATTTACAAACCAGTAAGATATATTATTTTATTTACAGTAATAGTGGAGTGAATCAACAGGTAAAACAATTTAGTGTTCCACTAAGTGATTATCTAACTGGGATATTACCATCTGATTTATCCATAGCATGTGGAGCATTTTCAGTTAGTATGCAACAAATAAAAAATATCATGCAAATTGATATTGAGAAGTTTAGTTTAAGTGTAGTAGACCTAGAGGTAACTGGACAGAATCTTCCTACATTAAACACTACAAATGGCATACCTGTGAATCTCGGCGCTGTCGACAATATGATATCATTAGTTAGTCTAGGCAGTGGAAACAGTGGCGGATATCGTCAGTGTGATTTTTTCGGCGCCGCCAGTGGATTCCCATATGATGAGTGGTATGATATCTCGATTAAACTTCTACAAGATTTAGGTAGTCAAACACTAAGTCAAATATATTCTCAAATGTATCAACTTGCATTACGTCCTTTGCCTGAACCTCCAGAACCGGATACTATGAATCAAGATTTGATAGTATTGATAAATCTTGCTACTCAGGAAATAAATCGAATTTACTCATCTAATCCCACTAAATGTAATGAATTAAATTATTACTGGAATAAGATTGGAAATCAATTATTTTTAGAACAAAGAAGTCTTCCATACGCATTACCAATTCAGTCAGAATCACTTAGTTTAGTCAGTAATAGTGATTTCAAATCATTTGTTGATACCATTCCTACTTATGGGTTAGATGTTGGTGACGGCGAAAGTGCCGAAATATTAGAACGAATAAGTGATTTAGGAACTCTAGGCGGACAGAGTATAGTGGCTAGTATGAGAGAGGCTAGAAACGCAGAACGTTTGGCTTGGAGTGGAATTCCACCGGATAATGATGTCGAGAACGAAATAGATTTATGTGCCGCTAGTGCTACAGCAACTCTAGACGGACAGGGTAGAATCACATCGGTGACAGTTACTAATAAGAGTGGAGGTTACACTGTTGCCAATCCTCCTACTGTTGACATTTACCCCTATGGTTACGGAGGGAGAATAGTGCCGGTTATTGAAACTGACGGAAGCATCAGTAGTTTCATAGTAGAACGTGCCGGCGCCGGCTATCCATATGTTGATATTGTAATATCTCCGCCACCACAATGTCAATTTAGAGACAGAGCAGAATCTGGTCCGTCAATAATTAGTGGTACACCATCTATTATTGGAGGAAAGTTTTCAACGCCCGCTTACTTAGAAACAGGGCTAAATACTAAACAGACTACAACACAGGACACATTCCCTGGAACCGGACCCTTTACTCAATTTAGTGAGAATCCTTATTTACCCGGTCCTCCAATATTGCCACCGCCCGCTGGTTCATCACCTACAGTGGACGAGGCAATCGAAGATGTTACGATTTGCAACTGCGAATGTTGGAACATTAGCAACACATAACAATTATAATAATTGTTGCTAAAAAACAACACATAGTTATAAATTTTTGACATTTTAAAACATATATGATACGATCGAAAGATTGTAGCATAATAGGAGATTTTTATTATGAAAAAAGCTATCAAACTGGGGATAATATCTTCGGTATTTATTTTATACTTGGGCGGCGGGGCATATTGGTTTAACACCGCCAATAAACAGAATACAGTTGAACTGTTTGGAATCTCGGCCTCAATAGATTCGCTGTATGATATTCCTGATTCAATATCGTTCAATTATCGTCCGATAGAAATAGATAAAATTCCAGGAATCAGATTAGAAAGTAAAAAGAAGGAACCATCACCATATTATCATTCTAATGAAAAAATTGTTTTAACGGCAAAAGACCGCGAGTGTTTATTGAAAAATATTTTTTATGAATCTGGCTCAGAGCCACTGAGTGGAAAAATAGCAGTAGCACAGGTAACGTTTAACAGATTAGCAGACGGTAGATGGGGTAAAACATTATGTCAGGTTGTTTATGCCAAGAGTCAATTTAGTTGGACAATCGATCATAAAAAGCGTAATGCTAGATTAGATGATTCTACCCTAGAAGAATCAATTCGTGCACTCAATCAATATTTGGATGGAAAAAGAATAACTGGTTTAGAACGAGGCACACATTTTCATGCTACGTGGATACATAAAAAGCCAAGTTGGACTACAGTCAAGCCAGAACTTATTACCATAGGCCAGCACACATTCTACGCTAGTTTAAGATAGTGTTGTAATAATACAACCCAGTCACTTGACTTTAATTCAGTGTTGTGCTATAATATACACATACACTGATAAACAAGGAACGTCAATGACACAGAGCGATTTCGTAGAATACGTTTATGGTTTTTACGGCCCCGCTGGCATTTATCCTATGCCAGCACTTACTCATGCAGAGTTATCTAAAACGATTCAAGTTTATCTTGGAATTGTAGGCACAGATAACTTTGCGGCGGATTCCATAGACCGTGAGCGAGTTCGTGAAATACTGTTGTTAAAATACAACCAATCTAGTATTCAATAATTTGACTTTTATTCAATAACGTGCTATAATATACACATACACTGATAAACAAGGATAGAGAAAATGGCCTACATGAACCAGGAACGAAAAGCCGTGATTGCCGCGAAAATTAAGCCAATCTTGAAACAATATGGCGTAAAAGGAACACTTAGTGTTCGTAATCATAGCACTATCGTTCTGAATGTAAAATCAGGCAAGGTTGATTTTATCGGTAACTTTAATAAAGTCGTGGGCGCTCGTCCCGGTGGTTTTCGCCTGGGTTCGCCTGCCGAAACTTATGTTGATGTTAATCCCTACTGGTTCCATGAGCATTTTTCTGGCGTATCTAAGAAATTTTTAACTGAAGTTATGCAGGCACTAAAATCAGCCGATTGGTATGACCGTAGTGAAGCTATGACTGATTATTTTGATACCGCCTACTATGTTGATGTCAATATCGGTCAATGGAATAAACCCTATGTTCTGGAGTAAAGTTATGTCGGAATCAATAGACGTAGTAGAATACAGTATGATTTACCCTCCGGAGTTGGAGTTTCGGCGATGGGTAGATTTTTTTGAATTGCAATTCTCGGAAGAAATTTACAGTCCCTACAATACGGTAAATAGCTAACATGACTACTCGTAGGGAATGGACAATTGAATCTGATGATGTTGGCTGGTATTTGCAATGGTGGTTAGCTGGCGAGTTCTGGTCTAATAAAACTACTGTTAGATTATCAGGAACTAAATTCGAAGACGCTATTGTAGAAGCAAGAATTATTTTAAATTTGGATTAATTGATAAATAAAAAGTAAATATTTTACTTGACAGATAAATAGAAATACATTACAATACTAACTTATGATGAATACTAACAATCGTTTTACAGGCACGATACATAAACCAACAGCGGCAACGCCGATGGTGGCGTATTGCACCCGATTAGAACAAGATAATAGTATTTGGTCATGGGTCGAGGTTCTGAATCAACGGAGTGATTTTTAGTTAATATCATTCCAGAAAAATTCAAGAACCCTAGACCAAAAATCTAGGGTTTTTTGTTTTTAGCAGTAAGTGGACGGGGTAACGAGAACCTGGTGACCACTAATTAAAACACCGAATGGGCGGAGTTCCGGATGTGAAATTGCTGGCGGTAACAGCAAGAGTAAAATGGACAGTAGTGGGACAGCCACTACAATTTATTGAGTGCATTATTTTTATCTTGGTTAGGCAACAGACTCACGAGGTCTTTAGCTGTGTGACTGTGTTGTGGATAGTGTACTCAATAAATTGTTAAGGAGAACGTCATGAAAGTTTCTGTATTTGAAAATCAGTTTACTCGTGAGCGAGTGATTTGTCGTGATGTGTTACGACCACAAGTCATAGATGGCGAGGAATATCTTAGAGTTCAACGATATCTTGGTGGTGGCAATGCCGTCACTCAATATCATGAGCGTGAATTTTTAGTCAAGCGTTCGGCACTCAAGCCTGTACGTGTGTAGTGTTTAACACCGGATTAGCTCAGTGGTAGAGCGTCATCTTGATAAGGTGGGTGTCACTGGTTCAACCCCAGTATCCGGTACCAAGTTTTATTGTATCTCTAGTGTAATGGCAGCACGCGGGTCTCCAAAACCCTCAGTCAAGATTCGAATTCTTGGAGGTACGCCAATTTTTATGGGCTGTTAGTGATAGTGGTAGCACATGTGCTTTGCAAGCATGAAGCGGGAGTTCGATTCTCCCACGGTCCACCAATAGTTATCCAAAATACTTGACGTTAAATCTTGATTGTGATAATATCATAGTATGAACTGCCAATATTGTAATCGTGAATGTAAGAATACCAACTCGTTGAGAAATCACGAGCGGCTATGTAAATCTAATCCAAATCGTCAACTGAGTGATATGTCTGCTGCTATTGCGATGTCTGCTCGGTTAAGTAGAACAGAATCAAAGAAACGTAAAGATAAGTTAATAATCGAATATTTAAAAAATCCAAAAATTTGTCAAGAATGTGGAAATGAACACGACTTCGATAAGAGAAACAACAAATTCTGTTCTGCTTCGTGTGGAGCCGCAAACGCTAATAGAAGAAAGCCAAAAAGAACAGTTGAGTCTCGCAATAAAACATCTAAATCTGTCAGTGAGTCTCGAACAAAAAAGGCAACTAAAAAAGAAAATCGCAATTGCTTGTCTTGTGGTGTATCGATGCCGCACAATAGAAAATATTGTTCTGATATTAGATGTAGATTCGAACAACGTTCACTCGCGGCGAAACAAGGTTACGTCACTACAGTTGCGAGAGGAAAATTTATTGGATGGAAAAAGCGAACTAAGAAATCAAGTTATCCAGAACAATATTTTATTGATTTATTTAATAATGAATCGATTGTAGAATACGTCAGAGAATTACCACAATGCGGATTTTTTATTGATTTTGCGTTTGTTGATAAAATGATAGCATTAGAAATAGATGGCAAACAGCATGAACTACCGGAAAGAAAAGAAAAAGATAAGATAAAAGATGAGTTGCTTGTTAAAAATGGATGGACTGTTTTTAGAATAAAATGGTTTAATCCGAGAACTCAAAAAGGAAAAGAACAACTCTATCCACAAATAGAGAAGTTTAAAAAGTTAATCAGTTCGTAGCTCAAGTGGCAGAGCACTCGGTTTGGGACCGAGAGGTTGGAGAATCGTGGTCTCCCGAACTGACCACATATTTTAAAGGAGGCTAAAATGCCTGCAGTATTTCTTGTTAGTGATACACATTTTGGCCACCATGGTGTTTGTCGGTTCACACGTGGTGATGGCGTGACTAAACTCAGACCGTGGGATGATCCCCATGAAATGGATGAGGCCATGGTCGAGCGTTGGAATGATACGGTACGTCCAAATGATAAAGTTTATCATCTTGGTGACGTGGTTATTAATCGCAAGAGTCTTGGTATTATGTCTAGACTTAACGGCGACAAGGTGCTTATACGTGGTAATCATGACATCTTTCGTGATGATGAGTACCGTGCATACTTTCGTGAACTTCGTGCGTACCACGTGATGAACGGAATGATTCTTTCACACATACCAGTTCATGAAGCAAGCCTTAGTCGATTCAAATTAAATGTACATGGTCACCTTCATGCCAATCGTGTAATGAAGGCAAGAGGGGTTAATGCTAAAACTGGAGAAGTGTTATACAGTAACGAGTTTGACTATAGATATCATTGTGTTTGTGTAGAACAAACTGACTTTGCTCCTATTCTTTTTGAGGACGTTATCAAACGAATTGAAAAGGAAAGATCTGATGCGGGTTTCATTGACGACCGAGTTTCCATTCTGAGCCCGGACTAATAAAAGATAGTTTTGATTCAGTGCCATTAGTCCACCATTTTGATCCTTTTAGTGGATTTGATTTGATTCTGTTTTTTATTTTTCTACCTAAGACATAACCGGTTGGTTCATTTCCAGGCATGGTAAAAACAGAATCAACTCCATTAGTGTACCATTTTTTTAGTTTAGATATATTTGCTCCTATTTGAGCACCAGTATTATTAAACGGTAATCGGCCTTTACTATAAGAATCATCTGGAGGTGCTTCACAAAAGCATTGATTGGTTCCGTTGGTCCACCATTTATGTTTTTTGTATTGAATAGATTTATTGACTTTTTCTATAGGAGTAAAGACATACCCAAAATTCGGTGCTAAAAATCCATCGAAGTTTTTTCGAACTCTAATAAATTGGTTAGCACAGTTTAACCAGTTCATTTTGTCTAATGCCTTTACTCGTTGGAGAACCTTCGACTCCCATCGCTTTGCTTGTTCGATATCATTAAATATTTTTCGGACTTGAATAATATCTGGATCGCCGTAGTTTTTTCTTAGACGATTTACATAAGTCGACGATGTAAAATATGTTGTCCATAATTCAGTAGGATTACAATTAATGGCATATCTAACACCATAATAGTGTAAATCAAGTTCTGACCAATAAAGATAGTAAGTAAAAGGAGTGTTGTTCATACTATTATTTAGCATTATTCACGGGCATCTACACTTTTAAAGATTCTTTTTGAGGACGCCATCCGGCGTATCGAGAAGGAAGGCGGAGTAGTTGGTTTCAATAATGGCAACGGTCCTGCCATGTAAAAATATG